CAATGACATCAAGCACAATTACAAGACAAGCAACTGTTGATTATGTAATTATTGGTTTTGTCAAAGGAACACCAACAAATATTGACACAAAAAGAAATGAATTAATTTCTACGATTGAAACTAGACTAGATTCTGATAGAACACGAGGTGGATATGCTAAACAAACTCAAATAGTAGAAGTATCTACTGATGAGGGAGTTTTATTTCCAATAGGTGGTATCAGAATGGTGGTGCGAGTTATGTACCAATACACATCTGGCACACCTTAATATAAACAAACAAGGAGAACAAAATGGCAACTCATACTGGTTCAGAAGGAACAATTAAAATTGGTTCTACTGTTTTAGGTGAATTAAGAAGTTATACGCTTGAACAAACATCAGATACTATTGAAGATACTTCAATGGGTGATTCTGTAAGAACTTATAAAGCTGGTTTAAAAGCTAGTTCAGGTTCAGCAAGTGTATTTTTTGACGAAGCTGATGCTGGTCAATTATTATGCACAGTTGGTTCATCAATCACATTGAATTTATTCCCAGAAGGTAATTCTGCTGGCGACAAATTTTATGCTGTTGATGCAATCGTAACTGGATATAATGTAAGTGCATCTTTTGATGGAATGGTTGAAGCAGAAATTACTTTCCAAGGTACTGGTGCAGTAACTATTGGAACAGCAAATTAATAATTAATTAGAAAAGGAAGATATATGGCAGTAATAGATAGAGTGAAGGCACAGTTTGAATCTTTAGGAATTAAAAAGATTGAGGTAGCTGAATGGGGCGAGGAAGGCAAACCTTTAGTAATTTATTGTTCACCATTTACACTTGGTGAAAAAAGGAACCTATTTAAAGGTGCTAAGAATGATGATCTAGGAGTATTAGTAGATGCAATCGTTTTAAAAGCAAAAGACTCTGAAGGAAATAAAATATTTAAGCTAGATGACAAGCTAACATTATTGAATAATGCTGACGCAAATGTTATAGCTAGAGTCGCAACAGAAATGTTGAATAGTGCTTCTTACGAAGATACCGAAAAAAAGTAAGATTTGACAAAGAGCTTTACACCATACTTGCTCTTGGTCACGAATTAAAAAAAAGTATGGAAGAAATGCTTTCTCTAACTGAGGAAGAATTTTATTATTGGATAGCGTATTTTAAAGTGAAGGCAGAAAAAGATAAACTAAACTATGGCAGATCAGCAAGTAAAAATAACAATCTCCGCAATAGATAATGCCACAAAAGCACTTAATGATGTTAAGAATAGTTTAAAAGGCGTAAGTAAAGAAACCGATAATACACAACAAAGTTTTTTCACACTTAAAAATGCAGTATTAGGATTTGCTACTGTTGGTCTAGTATCATTAGGCAAACAAATCATAGATGTCACAAAAACATTTCAAGAACTAAGAGGAAACATTATAAATGCTGTTGGTTCTGTAGAAAAAGGAACTGAAACTTTTAATGCCTTAGCACAGTTTGCAAGTAAAACACAATTTAGTATTCAAGAATTAGGTAGAACATTTTTAACATTAAGCCAAAATGGCGTAGCACCCACTGATAGACTTTTAAAAATATTCACACAAACTGCTGGTAATGCAACTAACAAAGTAGATGCTTTAAATGATTTAACTAGATTATTTGCTAGAGGCGCACAAGGTGGTTTTAATATACAATCATTAAATCAATTAGTTGCCAATGGTATTCCAGCATTTCAAATATTACGAGAAGAATTAGGATTAGATGAAAAAGCATTAGTAAGATTATCTAATACTGCCGAAGGTTCACAATTAATATTAGATAACTTATTAATAGGATTAGAAAAAAGAGCAAACAATTCTGTTAAACCAGTTGATGATCTAAATGTATCTTTTAAAAGATTATTTGAAACTTTCCAAGCAGGTTTATTTCAAATTGGTGACCAAAAAGAATTAACTGGTTTTGTAGATCAATTAACAGAATTATTAAAAGCATTACAACCGATTATAGATATTATAACTTTATTTGTTAGAAATATATTACAAGGTTTTATTTTAGCATTAGAAACTATTAATCCATTAATTCGTTTATTTTCAGAAATTATATCTGATTTATTTATTCCCATTAAAGCAGTCGCAGATAATATTAATAAATATTTAAATAAAGCGTTTGAAAAAATGGCAGGATTTTTAGATGATGTTAGAAAAAAATATAAAGAATTAAAAGAGTTCATTTTTGGAAAACCAATACAGCTTGAAGTTATACCACCAAAAACTACAGCAGTATTAGAGCAAGAAACAAGAACACCAGTAGAATTATCTGCTACACAAAAAACAGTTCAAGCATTACAAGTTGCCGCTTTTGATTTAAAAGCTCAATTTAAAGAAATTTATTCTGTAATTGCACAAGGAATGGTTAGTGGAATAAAAGATGTTTCAAAAGCAATCGCTGAATCAATAGTTCTTGGTAAATCTTTACAAGCATCATTTGCAGATATAGCTAGAAATTTATTAGTAAAAATTATTGCAGGTTTAATAGAAGAACAATTAGCTAAAATTGCTTTATTAGCTTTAGATGAAATAGCAGTTTTATTAGGATTAAAAAGATTAGCTATTGATAAGGCAAGAACAGCAGAATTAGAAAAACAATCAAAGTTAGAAGGAAAAGGTACAGTAGCCAGTCCAGAAGAAATGGCTAGAAAACAATTATCAAATATAATTGATGAATTATGGACTAAATTAAAAACCTCATTTGATACTATTTTAACATCAGTATCAGATATATTTACTAACATAGGTTCTTATACTAATGACATATTTAATAATATAGGAAGCAGTATAGGTGATATTTTATCATCATTAAGTTCTAGTGTTGGAGATATATTCAGTTCAATAGGTGGTTCACTAGGTGATATTGTTGGAAGTATGGGCAATATATTTGGTGGTGGTGGGGGTGGTGGATTTGATTTGGGTTCTATATTTAGTTCCTTTGATTTTGGTTCATTCTTTATGGCAGAGGGTGGTGCTGTTAATGCAGGTACGCCTTATACTGTAGGAGAGCGTGGTAGAGAGCTGTTTATACCAAATTCCGATGGTACTATTGTTCCGAACCAAGACTTGCAGTCTAAAGCGAATAGCTTCAACTTTACGATTGTTGCAACTGATGTTAAAGGTGTTAAAGAATTATTATTAGATAATAGAGCAACTATTGTTAATATTATGAACCAAGCACTTAATAGTAAAGGAAAACCTAGTTTAGTATAATGAGTGGTACATTTCCTTCAACTCCAGCAACTAGAGCAGTATCAATAAGTTCAAAACAAAATACTATCGTTTCCACAACTGTATCTGGCAGACGACAAGCAAGACAAATTGATGGGCAAAGATTTGGATTAGTTTTACAATTTCCAGTTATGACTAGAGCAGAGTTTGCACCGATAATGGCTTTTATTATGAAACAAAGATCACAACTAGAATCTTTTACTTATGTGCCAGAAACTATTTCAGATACAAGAGGTTCAGCTAATACAGTTATTTCAGTAGTGGGTTCACATACTGCTGGTGATACTACAATCGCAGTAGATGGTATGGGTAATAATTTAACTGGCGTATTAAAAGCTGGTGACTTCGTAAGATTTACTGGTCAAACAAAAGTTTATATGGTTGTAGAAGATTTATCTTCTAATGGTTCTGGTGCAGGAACATTAACTATTGAACCACCATTAAGAGCAAACTTATCTGATAATACAGTTTTAATTTATAACAATGTAGATTTTACAGTAGGATTAACAAACGATATTCAAGAGTTCGCAGTAGGCACAGAAAACTATTTCCAATATGAAGTTGATCTTATAGAGGTGTTATAATGCCTAGATCACTCAATGCTTCTTTAATTTCAGAATTATCTACCAATAAATTAAATCCAGTTGAATTAGTTTATTTAGGAGTAAGTACTGGTAGTTATTATACAGATCATTATAAAGATATTTCTTTTGATGGAAATACTTATGTCGCTTCATCATTATTTTTAGGCAGTTCAGAATCAGCAGAATCTTCAGAAGTTTCAGTAAGTAATTTAGTAGTTAAATTTGGTGGTGCTGACCAAACAATAATCTCTTTATTTCTTAATAATGATTATATGGACAAAAGAGCTTGGGTATATAGAGGGTTCCTAGATGAAAACCAAGCATTAATAAATTATCCATTTTTATTATTTGATGGAAGAATAGAAAATTTAAGCATTGAAGAAGATAATAATAATTCTACTGTATCTATTTCTATTGCTTCACATTGGGCAGACTTTGATAAAATTAAAGGAAGAAAAACTAATACTAATTCACAAGCATTACACTTTCCTACTGATGTTGGTTTTGATTATGCTTCACAAACTGCAAAGGATATTAAATGGGGCAAAGCGTAACTGATTTATATAAAATTATACATCTTTATAGGCAATTCCCTAGATACGACAAAATGAAATACCAAGATTTGATAAATGCAATTATGCCATCATTTAATTTAGACCAATATCAAATTCATAAAGTTAATGGAGATGTTGTAGGATTTACTAATTGGGCATTTTTATCTGATGAAGTTGAAAAAAGATTTATGACTACTGGTAAATTAAAAGCTAATGAATGGAAGTCAGGAAATAATATTTGGCATATTGAAACAGTAGCAAAAAGTAATTTAAGGGAAATAATGAAATGGACTAAAGAATATTTTAGAAATCTATTAGAAGTTAATCAACCTTTAAAGTGGTTAAGAATTTCTGATGACTCAATAATTTATAGACGATCTATGAAATTTAAGAGGGAGTTTCATAATGGGCTTTGATCCAGTAACAGCGTTTGTAGTTCAACTTGTAGTCACAACAGCAATCTCTTGGGTTTTAAAACCAGACCCACCAAAAAGAAATGTGCAAGGTCAAGAAACAGCACAAGGTATTTTAGTAAATAAAGCATCAAACAATACTGCCATTCCAGTAGTTTATGGAAGAAGGCAAGTAGGTATAGCCAGAGTATTTGTTGAATCTTCAGGAACAGATAATCAATATCTTTATATGGCAGGAGTTCTTTGTGAGGGTGGTGGCAATGGTATTGAATCAGTAGATGAAATTTATGTTAATGATAAACTTGTAGTTTGGTCAGGTGCATTAACCGATGGAACAGTACGAACAGTTAATAGTTCAGATACTAATTTTTATAAAGATGGAAGTTTAATATCAGTTCAGGCGTTTTATGGATTAGATAATCAACCAGTTTCATCATTATTAGATGAAAGCACAAATTGGGGAAGCAATCACAAATTATCTGGTGTTGCTTATCTTGCATTTAAATTTACTTGGAACCAAGACGCATTTAGTTCATTACCAGAAGTTAAAGTAGTTTTAAAAGGCAAAAAAATTTATGATCCAAGACTAGACTCTACTAAAGGTGGATCAGGTTCTCATAGACAAGATACAGCTTCTACTTGGACATATTCTGCTAATTCTGCTTTATGTCTTTTGGATTATTTAAGAAACGCTAGATATGGAAAAGGTTTGCCGAATACAGCTTTTGAAACTAATTATGATTCTTTTAAAACAAGTGCAAACATTTGCGATACACAAGTCACTCCTTATACTTCAGCACCATCAGACATTGATTTATTTGAAACAAACCTAGTTATAGATACAGAACAAAAAGTTATAGATAATGTAAGAGAATTATTAAATCCAATGAGAGCAATATTTACTTATACGCAAGGTAAATATTTTTTAATTATTGAAAATACTGGCTCATCTCAATTAAGTTTAAATGCTGATAATATTATAGGTGGTATTAAAATTTTTGGTGAAAAGAAAAATACTAAATACAATCGTGTTATAGGTACATTCGTTAATCCTGACAAAGAGTGGCAAGAAGATACAGTTTCATTTCCACCAGCAGATGATTCAGGTTTGCCAGTAGGAGATCAATATGCAACTTTATTAGCTGAAGATAATGGAACACAATTAGAAGGTAATTTTACATTTCAGGGAATTACTAATCCATACCAAGCTGAAGAACTTTGTGAAATTATATTAAGAAGATCAAGAAACGCTTTAGCTGTTGAAGTTATGGTGACTTCAGAAGCATTAAATTTAACAATAGGTGATATTGTTGATTTAACTTATTCTACTGGTGGATTTAGTGCTAAACCATTTAGGGTTTATGGATTAAGTATAAATACAGATTCAACAGTTTCTTTAAAACTTATAGAGCATCAAGATAACTTTTACACTTGGACAGAAAAAGCAGAAGCACCAACTATTGCTGATACTACACTTCCTAATCCTAATAATGTTTCTGCACCAGCTTCAGTAACTCTTGATGACCAATTAATTGAATACTCAGATGGAGTTGTTATAACTGCTTTAGATGTGACTATTGGTGCATCACCAGATTCATTCGTAGATTATTACCAAGTAGAATATAAATTAAGTACAGCGACAGATTATATTATAGCTGGTCAAGGAAAAGGTTTATTTCATAGAATATTAAATGTCGTAGATGGATTAACTTACAATGTGCGAGTAAAAGCGTTTAACACATTAGGAGTACAATCAACTTATACTTCTGCAACAAGAACTATTGTAGGTGGAATTGCACCACCAGCAGATGTTGAAGATTTTTCTTGTAATATTATTGGAAGTGATGCTCATTTATCTTGGACACAAATACCTGATTTAGATTTAGCTTATTATGCAATTAGATATTCAACATTAACAAGTGGTGCATCTTGGGCTAACTCAGTTTCTTTAGTTGAAAAAGTTGCAAGACCAGCTACTTCAGTTACAGTTCCAGCAAGAGTAGGTTCTTATTTAATAAAAGCAGTAGATAAAAATGGTAACTTCTCATCTAATGAAGCTGTTATAGCTACTAATATTTCAACAGTTGGAAACTTTAATGCTATTGCTACACAAACTGAATCACCTACATTTTCAGGAACTAAAAATCAAACAGTTGTTGTTGATGGAACATTAAGATTAGACTCATCAGAACTATTTGATTCTGCGACTGGAAACTTTGATTCTGCAACTTCTTTATTTGATTCAGGTGTTGGAACTTATGATTTATATTCAGAAGGAACTTATATATTTGCAAACCCAATAGATATTGGTGCTGTTTATACTTCAAGAGTAACTGCTTCTATTACACAAACTTCAGATAACTTAGATGACTTGTTTGATTCAAGAACTGGAGATTTTGATGATGGTGCTTCTAACTTTGATGGAGATACTCCTGCAAATTGTAATGCACATATTGAGATTGCTTTATCTAATGACAATGTAACTTATACTTCATTTAGAAACTTTGTTGTTGGCGATTATACAGCTAGATATTATAAATTTAGAGTTTCACTTCGTTCATTTGATTTAGCATCTACTCCAGTTATTAGTGCTTTATCAGTTTCTGTTGATATGCCAGATAGAATATTTAGTGGAAATGATATTGTTTCAGGCACAAGTACCTATACAGTCTTATTTACAAATCCATTTTATTCTGCTAACTATGCTGTTGGTATTACTGCACAAGGATTAGCTACTGGAGATTTTTATTTACTGACAAACAAAACTATAAATGGTTTTGATGTAGCTTTTAAAAACAGTAGTGGAGCTGGTGTAAGTAAAACATTTGACTACCTTGCAAAAGGTTATTGATTAATATATTAGATAGATTATGGCACAACACGATTTAAACATAGCTAACCAAGGTTTCCCAGCTTTTAGAAGCGATCTGAACAACGCACTATCAGCAATTCAAACAACTCATTCAGGAACATCAAGACCAACTGGTGCTGTCGCAGGACAAATCTGGTTAGACACAACTTCGGCAACAACTCCTACACTAAAATATTATGATGGTGCTGATGACATTTCTTTAGCAACTATTGACCATTCAGCTAACACAGTAAACTGGTTAGATTCAACAATATCAATTACTGGTCTATCAACAACTGCAACTGGCACAGTATTAACACTTTCAGATACAGCTTCTACATCAACAGTAAATTTAATTATAGACAATCAAAAAGAAGTTCGCTTTCGTGAGACGACTGCAAATGGAACAAATTATATCGGATTAAAAGCACCAGCTAGTGTTAGTGCTGATTTAACTTTTACTTTACCTGCAACTGATGGAACTAATGGACAAGTATTAAGTACAAATGGTTCTGGTGTGCTTTCATTCATAACTCCTGCTTCTGGTATTGCTTGGCAATCTTCAGTTAAAACTTCTGGTTTTACAGCAACTGCTGGAGAAGGATATTTTTGTAACACTACTTCGGCAGGATTTACAGTAACATTACCTGCAACACCAACTGCTGGACAACAAGTAGCACTAGTAGATTACGCAGGAACTTTTGATACAAATAATTTAACTATTTCTCCTAATGGAAATAAAATAGAAGGTGCAACAGCTAGTTTACAATTAACTGGTGAAAGAGAAGGAGTATTATTAGTTTATATAGATTCAACACAAGGTTGGTTAGCAACCTCAGGAATTAATGAAGGAACAGATGCTTTATCACCAATAACTTATTCAATAGATTTTTTAGTAATCGCTGGTGGTGGAGGTGGTGGTTCAAGATATGATGCAGGAGGTGGTGGTGCTGGAGGATATAGAACTTCAACTCAAACAGTTGGGCAAGGAACAGTAATTACAGTAACAGTCGGTGATGGTGGAGCAGGTGGGTCATTACCAAATAGAGGAACAAATGGTTCTGATTCTTCAATATCAGGTTCAGGTTTAACAACAATAACATCAGCAGGTGGTGGAGGAGGTGCAACTCACTCTCCTAATGTAGCAGGAACTGCTGGAGGTTCTGGTGGTGGAGGTAGTATTGTTAATAATACTGGTTATGCTGGAAACACCCCAAGTACATCTCCTAGTCAGGGAAATAATGGTGGAAATAATATTGGTGACGACCAACATGGAGGAGGTGGTGGAGGAGCAGGTGCTGTTGGAGGTAATGGTTCAGGTGGTAATGGTGGTGTAGGAGGTGCTGGTACAGCTTCTTCAATAACTGGTTCATCTGTTACAAGAGCAGGTGGAGGTGGTGGTGGTGGTGATACATCAGGAGGTGCAGGAGGATCAGGTGGTGGTGGAGCTGGTTCTGCTGGAGATGGAACTGCTGGAACTGCTAATACTGGAGGAGGAGGAGGAGGTTCTGATAGAGATGGACCAAGTTTAAATGGTGCTGCTGGTGGAAAAGGAGTTGTTATATTAAGTATGCCAACTGCTAGTTATTCATCAACTACAACTGGTTCGCCAACTGTTACAACATCAGGAAGTAATACAATTTTACAATTTAATGGTTCAGGGAGTTACACAGCATAATGGCTAGTTTTGCAAAAATAGGATTAAATGGAAAAGTAATTGAAGTTCAATCAGTTAATAACGAAGTATTAAAAGATGCCAATGGAATTGAACAAGAAGCTATTGGAATTGATTTCTTAACAAAATTAACTGGTTGGGCTATTTGGAAACAAACATCTTACAACACTCATGGTGGAGTTCATAATAATAATGGAACACCTTTAAGAAAAAATCATGCAGGAATAGGTTATACTTATGATGAAGATAGAGATGCTTTTATACCTAAAAAACCTTTTAACTCTTGGGTATTAAACGAAGATACTTGTTTATGGGAAGCACCAGTTGCTATGCCAAATGATGATAATAGATATACTTGGAATGAATCAACATTGACTTGGGATATAGTAGAAATATAATTTAAAACGAAAGGAAGGAAAGTGGAAGCAACAATTAATAGTATATTTCCAACACCTATTTATTTTTCTAAATTAAACAGAAAACTTACAAATCAAGAATTATCATTTATTGATAAGACTAAATTAGATGTTTATAAAAATGAAGGCAACACAACATCTAATGACAATTATATTTTAAATCACAAAATATTAAAAGATTTAAAAATAGATTTAGATTTAAGAGTTAAAGATTATTTTCAAAAAGTTATATCTCCAACAGATGCAATAACACCTTATATTACTCAATCTTGGTTAAACTATACCGAAACAAATCAATATCATCATAAACACGCACACCCTAACTCATTAGTGTCAGGAGTATTCTATATAAACTGTGATGATAAATTTGATAAGATTAAATTTTTTAATGATAAATATAAAACGATTAAACCTGAGATTAAAGATTGGAATTTATGGAACTCAGAAACTTGGTGGTT